CTAATTTAAATTGTTCCCATGCTTTAACATTATTAACAAAATATCTAGGGCAAATTTTTCTTGTAACATCATAATGTCTTATAAAATCTTTTCTTGGATCTAATTTATATTTACAAGCTAAATAAGCGCCTAGTTTAACCATACTTTTATACTCTTCATCTGTATAATGGTCATCCACACCTGTAGTAGCACATTCTACTCCTATACTATAAGCATTAGCACTATTAGTTGTATATGCTATTTCTGTCTCTGGTACTATGTAATATATTTCTCCTTCAAGCCCCATTACATAATGGGAACTAGCATATATATATTTACCATTTACTTTATACCCATTAGCTACAACGTTAGAAAAATAACTTACTGTATTTTTAGCAGGAACATCATGTTGTCCTGTAAAATGCCATGCTATTTTAGTTGTTTTACTTCTTTTAGTTCCAGGTCTACCATATTTATTGATTTTCATAAATTTTTCTATCATTTCTGGTTTTTGCACCATCATTAATCATCTCCTTGATTTAATATAAAAGGTGCTTAAAAACCGACCTCCTAGTTAGCTTTCTAAGCACCTTGCAAATTATTTGCCTTATGTTTATACCTTTTTATTCTCCAAATCCATCTGTTTTAAAGTCTGTAATTATACCCATGCCTACTAATATAGTAAGTACTGAATTAACAAAATCTTGGAAGTTATTAGGTAAAAAATCTAATCCAAATTGTTGAGCTGTTAACACTAATAATGCTGTTACAGATAACCAAAAACTTTTGTTTTTTATTTGTTCTTTTAAATTAAATTTCATAATTTATTACCTCCTATTTAAATAAATTATTTTGAATTGCATAAAAGAAAAAACTAACCAGTGCTGTTATAATTGCATAAGTTAGTTTGTTTAAGTTGATTGCTAATTTATCTATGGTGCTACATAAATTATCTAATTTTACCGTCATTTCTGCTTGTCTATTTTCTAATTTGTCTAATCTATCAGAATGTGCGTTTATCCTTTGTTCATGCGTTTTTACTTTGTCTTCTAGTAGTTCTTCATTCATACTCCTACTACTCCTTTATATATATATTTATTTTCTTCTACAAATTTAACTATATCTCTTTTATTTTTTATTTCTTTTGCTATATATCCTGTTACCTTTGCTGTTGCCATAGATGTACCTGTCATTGTCTCGTAAGAATCATTAAGGTATGTACTGGTTACATTTTCTCCTGGTGCATATATAACACAATCCTTAGAGCAAAATTCAGATATATTCCCGCTAGTAGGATCTAAGGACCCTGCACTAATCCCATACTGTGCTGGATATTCTATTACATTGTTATTTCCTGCTGCACATATTACTGGTATATTTTTATCCTTTGCAAGTTGTATAGCTTCCTCCATTTCTTTATCTTCATCTTCGAAAGAAATAGAAATATTAATTATATCTACATTCTTTTCTATAGCATAATATATACCTTCTGTAACATCTTCTATATTGCCTTTGCCATATCTGTCTAATACTTTTATTATTAATAGCTGTGCTTCTGGAGCAATACTATGTATAATTCCTGCTACATGGGTACCATGCCCGTTATTGTCTTCTACATTTTGGCTATTACCTTCTGATGTAAAGTTTTTACCATAGATTATTTTTTCTCTTAAGTCAATATGAGGGAAAATGCCTGAATCTAATATTGCAACTCTCATATAGCTCTTCCTTTCTTATATAAAAAGAGCAGCTAAATTAATAACTGCTCTATGATCTTACCTATTTGACTTCATTTTTATCAATTGTAATACTTCTACAATAAGGACAAAATTCCTTGATTTTTATTCCTTCATCTTTAAATGGTGTACCTTTATACTCCACCATATCGCAAAACTAAGTACGCAATATTTTTATTTCGTTTACGGTATCTATTTGCCCTTTTGATTAAGTATTTTCAATGGTTTGAAGTTGTACGCACATCTTTATACACATTATTGCGAACTAAATTCAAACTCTTTTATTCGTCTGCAACTATCCATTCGTTGTTTTTATCAAAACTCCACCCATCTTTACCTACTATTTCTAAAATTTCTTCTAGTGTTAAATCTTCTAATGGATGCGGAGAATATACGCCATTAGATATGTCTTCTATTCTAAATATATAATTGTATATACTATAATTTGGATACTCTTCATTTAAATTATTAAAACTTATAAAATCCCACCCACATGGATGTATTAAGTTCTTATCAATCCCTTTAGCATTATCATAATACACATATATTCCATTTTCAAAAAAACTAGACCCTTTATACATTTCGCATAAATAATCATCATTTGGGAATTTATCCATATTCTTCTCCTTTCTATATAAAAAGACTGTATTTCTACAGTCCTTTAAAAGTTTTATATATTAAATACATAAATATAATAATTTTACATTGTTATCACTTCCTTAAAATAATCCATTTTAATATTCTCCACATGAATGTTTTATTCTGTCTTTAAGTTCAGCTTTTTTACCATTATTCCAACGATCAGTGGTTCCCACTAAATATCCAGTTATTCTTCTAATTCTCTCAAAATCAACTGGTGCTAATTTATATTCTAAGTCAGCATATCCTAATTTATCTAATGTTATATTAAGATATTCTATCTCTCTATTTGGATTATTTTTTCTTACATGTTTTATATAAGCCTCTATTTCTTCTTGTTCTATTGTAATTCCCTCTGGAGTTTTTATGTTAATTTGCATGTTAAACTCTCCTTTCTATAATAAAAGGACTGTATTTCTACAGTCCTTTTTATTGCGCAATATTTTATTTTGATTTATAACCTGTTTATGTTGTCGTTTTTTTGTACTAAATATATGTCATTGCCTAATCTAGATGATTTAAGTCTATCTCCGCTCAAATTTTTTAATTTTATATACGGGATATCAGTTATAATAACCATCTCGTCTTTAGCTTTATATACATAGTATCCACAAATTAAAAACAGTGGATTTAAATAAATTAAATTTAACTTTATATACATAAATCCTATTAACACATATAATATACAATTTATTATTATTGTATCAGTATTTGATATGTTTATAGATAATATGGGAACTATATAAGTCATCAAATAACTTATTATTGTATCCTCTGTTTTTTCTATATCACTAAATATATGATTTTCATTTCCTTTTGTGTGTTTCAAATTTATAACAGTAATGATAGAAATGCCGCAAAATATAATTAGTATTATTAAAAAAACATTATTTTTAACGAATAGTACTTTTGATTTTTTTATATCAAAATTTAAAATTAGTAAGATTATATACAGAGGGAAATATGATGATATGAACATCTTTATGCGCATACTTAAATAATTCAATCTATTCATAAAAACTCCTCCTTTCAAGCATTTTATAAAGCATCATCTATACCAGGTCTATCATTTATAATGCTTTTATAGTATGAGTCTCTAACTAATCTTATTATATCCATCAATTGATTTTTATCTTCATATACAATCATATCAACACCATTTACGTTTTGTATATCTATTTCTAATTCAAATATTTCAATTACATTTATAATATTTTCAAAATGCTCAAAACATCTAGATAGTCTATTCTCTTCTTTCAACATTTTTGTCAATGTACGTGTAATTCGTCCATCATTAACTGCATCTTCTTCAAATTTGTCAAAATTAATAATTCTATCCGCATTACGTATAAAATCTATAGCTCGCTGAGCTTTTTCTTGGTAATGATCTGATATAGAAAAAATTCTTTCAAGCGCAACATGATTTAAAACTAAAACATTATTTTCTTCTATAATTATATCTACATCTCCGTCTATACCTAACAATGAAGCATTTAACTTTTCAAAACTATTTCCTTGTATTTTGCCCATTATCCCTCTAGCAGAAAGTTTTTTAAATTTAGTTACTCTTCTAAAGAATTTAATCTCTTTTTTCTCTTCATTTTCTTCAAACTCTAAAACTAAACAATAAAAATTTAATTTATTTATTATATCGTCAGTAATATCATCTTCTACATATTTTTGTTCGTAACTCTCTATAACATCGTCATAATTTTCAATTTCATCAATTGTATAAGTTTCTATTGTGTTCTCTCTGTATCCTAAAGGACTAAACTCTATTTGTTCAACATCTGTAAAAAAGTTAAGATGATCAATAATTAGTTTTTTTATTTCTTTTTGCAAACCTTGACTTATAGATGGAGAATAACTAAAGTATTTTATTCCTCTTTTTCTAGTAAAATATAATCTAGTAATCGTATCATCTTTTTTAAGAGCATCAATTATTTTTTGTACGTTCATTAAATTTCCCTCCCATTACTTTATACTTAAATAGTATAGCAGGAGGGTTATTTTGGCAATCTTACCCAACAAATAAAATATTACTAATTGTTGAGGCAATCCTGTTAATTTTTGTGTTGTTTTAAGAAGAGCTCATCCATTTTTTCCTCATAATCATAGTCATAGTCATTTATAGTTAAATTCCATTGGCATTTTTCACATACTTTAGTTCCGTCTGTATATTCTTCCACTCTTACACGACCGCATTTAGGGCAAGATTCTCCAGTATAACCTATTAATTCTCTAGGCTTAAATTTCATATATAGCACCTCCGATTTTATACTTATATGTATTATATCTTACTTTGTAACTCCTGGGCATAGTAAAAGGACCTATATAAAGGCTCTATATTGTTGAATTTTTGGTTCGCAATCTTTTTAAATTGCGAACTAAATTCTAATCTGTTACATATTAATCATTTACTAATTCAGTACTTAAATTCCCGTCATTATCAACTTTCAATCTATATTTAGTATAATTAGAAGATGTTAATACAACACCTTTATTAGCTTTTATAATAAAATCTTCATCGAAATTATTATTTACAATTCTATCAAATTTAGTTGCATTATTTGTGTTGAGATAAATTTTATTACCTATAATAACTAAACTGCCATAAGGAGTGTTAAAAGTAGGTAATGACGTAGCTTTTCCAAAATAGAATTTTGTATCTGCTCTTCCGATTTCCATTAAAGTTCCTCTTGTTTGTGCTAATTGGATAGTATGCCCACTAATAAAAGTTTTTCTCAAAATGTCTTCAAAGGATATGGTTTCATTGTTTTTATCATCCTTATAACCAAAAGCATAGGCTAAATTATTAGCGTTTGAAGATTTTGTAATACAGTCCCACATAACATAACCTACACTATGTCCTTCTTCACAAGTTTGATGAATCACACCACCATCACTATTATCCATATTATTACCTAGATGCACTCTACCTTGTCCTAAATGTACAGTACCCCCATTTAGATTGTGTATTTTAAATATCGTCTTTTGTCTATCTTGATAATCAGCTTGGTCATTTTTCCATCTCTCGCTTTTCCAAGCTAATAATTGAAAGTTACTAGAAGTATCTCCGATGTCTATAGACATTCCACAGTCTTTATTATTATCCATTGATAAATATAAAACTTGTATTTGGGTTGATGATATATTTTCAAATCTTATTCCAGCTCCATCATTTTTATGTACAGATATATGTCCTAAATGACAGGGCGTTAAATTTCCATTACTACCAATTCTTAGCCCATCTCCTCTATTATCATAAAACGCCACTCTGTCAATATACGAATTTTCTCCCAAATCTATAAGGTATGCTCCATGACTTTTTCCATTTCTAACTTGCATGTCAAACCATTTAAAGTGATATAATGTGTTATCATTAGTCACTATAGGACCGTTTAGATTATTGCCACCATACAATCTAGTCCCCCCACAGTTATAAGGGTCGTCCGAACCGTCCCCATAAAATGTAATTCCTGAATGTACTTTTATAGGACTTTCATCTATAATATATTGACCTTCGGGTATGTATACATTCATTATTTTATTTGCTTTAGCATAGGCTAAAGCATTGTTTATAGAAGGGGAATCATTTGTTGTACCATCACCTTTTGCTCCAAAACTTTTCACATTAACTATTATTTTTATTTCATTTTTATTCGCTTTTTTGTTCCCAATATCTTTAAATCGTGCATCTATCTGATTCTTTGAATAAGTTTCAATTTTTTTGTAATAATTTGATAAATCTATTGTCACTTCTCCACTCCCACCTCCTGTATTTCCGCCTGAACTTCCTGTATTTTCTCCTATACTTTCACGCACATCTGCTAATAGTAAGAATGTACTAACTTTCACATCATCCTTTTCTATAGTGAATAACATTTTTAGCGTTCCTGCTACCTTTGTTATAGAACTATCCATAACTGCATCGAAGGAATTATCATGTATATTTTCTATTACACCATCGTTTATTATTTCTCCATCTGCTCTTTTGTATTTTGCAGTAACAGAGCAACCAGCCAAATTAACTGGTTGCCCATCTTCATACACATTAATTTTAATTTTATTTCCTCTATCTCCCTGCACTAATTTAAGAGATTGAAATTTCTCTTGCTTTAGATCACTCTCTATATCATAATCTCTCAAAATTTACTACACCTCCTCTTAACTGTTTAATATGCTCCAATATGTACTACTTCTTATATTTGCATCATCATTATAGAATTTTAGACAATTCATAAGCACACCGCCATTACTTATATAATTTTTAAAAGCAGACTTATATTTTGAAAGTGTTCCTGCTTTATACGCCCATGCATAAGAATCCGTATAACTCCATATACTCTTAGTATTTGTTCCCCATTCTAAGACATAGACCTCTTGTCTAGTTGGATTCGTATAGTTACTCGTACATGCAC